GAATCGTTGCATAGCTGGTGTTCCTTCATAGTATACCCGTTTCACTTCAATGGATCCACTACCGCTACCATCAACAACCAATGAGTTCAAATCATATTCTTGACTTCCACTAGTCACAGTTATAGAAGCTTTTTTAATATCAACATTACCACCGACCTTAGCCTCGGTACCATACTGATTAGATAAAAATACTGTCCTACCCATAGTCGGTGTGACTCTTTTATGTGTTACATTAGAACCAGTTGCTTGACCAGTCAAATGTAATAAATTATCTTTAATGTTAAATTGATTGACTTGAGCTGAATATTCCGTAACACTTTCCTCAAAACATGCATAGAAAGAACCAGAGTTTAATTCAACTGACATGATTGGAAATCCTAATCTACGAGCACACCAAACAGCAAATTTATCTATATCTGTGGAGAAACTAGAATCTGAATCATATAATCCAAACGGTGTTTGTCCTGTAGCAAATGAACTACTACCCTGCCAAATTACTTCTTGTGCCATAAAAATCTCCTAGATATACAATTACTCAATAATAAATATAAGAACCGATAATATTACATAAAAAAAGGGGAGTATAAAACTCCCCTTTTTATTTTTGTACTCTAAGTACAGTCTAGTTGAGATCAACCTTTACACAAAGTTAACATCAGCAACAATGACTTTTCCGTAGAACTCAGGTCTTACGATCTTCTTCGCATAACGAGTCATTACACCTTTTCTTGGTGTAAAGTTCTTAGGATCGTATACGAGAGGAGTCATAATTAATGGAACATACGGAGCATATACTGCACCAGTTTCGAGGAAGTTACTTCCACGGAAACCAACCAATATCACATTTTCAAACTGATAAGGGTTTTTGTATACAGTAAATCTGTTGTTCAATAATCCAGCTTTTTGAACACCCATTGCGTATGAGTTATTTGTTGAAGCTCCGTCACTATCTGTTGCATATCCTGGAATTGATTCTAGGATTGTTGCTACCTCAGGACTTACTACGATGAAGTTTGCACCACCTCGTAATGTTTTCTGATGGATAGCGTTTGAAACAGATTGTATCTTGTTACCAAGAGTTTGGAACCAATCACCTTTTGTGTATGCATTGGAATTACCAGATGATTCAGCAAACAAGTTTGTTGCTGGGTTAAACTCGAATCCAACTTTAGCTGACCAACGCTCTGTCTTAGCTAATGCATTTAGATGAAGCATATCAAGGATTTCTAAATCGATTTCCATTGTTACATACTCACTTAAAAGTGAAGTAAGTTCTGCTTCAGCATCAACTGAATGATAAGCATTTAAGTCTTGAGCTAACTCAGGTGTCCAGACAGCTTTCAACTTACGAGTCTTAGCGACAATTGGAATTGATCGCATTGCGATATCAATTTCAGGTATGTCAATATCTGTTTCTGGATTAGCATCTACTTGAGCTGCTGTGGCTTCGAAATCACCACGAGTAGTATCAGTAGGCTGTTTATGATAATTAACCGTGACATGCAAACCAGCTGCAGCTACTTCATCAACGATAAATCTAACATGAGATGCATCTGCACTTGATGGTTCTACTTCGTTTCCGTTAATTCCGTCTAAAAGTTTCGTATATGCTGGGTAGTATGCATCAAATGCAGTTGAACCAGTAATTTCGAAAGCTTTTACACCTTCTTTATCAGGATTTGTCATTATACTTAATGGTACATCAAAGTACTTCAAGTTGCTCAAAGAGGATGATAGATCAGGTTCAAAATCAACATCAGACCAGGTAATAGAACCTGTTGAAGTAGCACCAGCTTCAGAAGCTAGTCCAATTTCATAAGATGTTGAAGGTTTGTCATTGATTGAGTATCCACTTCTACCTGCACCATAAAGACCTTGTTGTGGGTCAGCATTAGATCCAGATGTGATACCAAATACTTGGTCACCATCTCCGAATCCAGCTTGTGCTGTACCGTATTTGAAATCAAGATAGAAAATCAGACCAGATGGTAGATTCATAGGTTGTACTGAGACGAACTCTTGTGCTGCTAATTCACCAAAGATTTTTCTTACCAATGGTAGAGCAACACCAGACCATTCTTCGGAATTTGCTGATGTACCTGTTTGACTTGACTCATCGATTAACTGACGAGCTTGGTTTTCTAGGAGTACAGCCATTCCGTTGACTTTGTGATCGTCTTTTATACCTTCTAACAATCCAGTAGGTTCCCACTTCTTGATCAAACCGCGGGTTTCCTCTTGTCGTTGACGGTGTGGATTATATCCATCCATCAATTTCTCGACTGTAGAGAGATTTTTAAAATTCGACATTATATTTCTCCGATTATTGTCTAAAGAATACCAGCCAACTTCTTAAATCTGTCTCTTAACTCTGACCCTTCGGAAATTACTTCCTTCTTTGGTTTTGTTGAAGATACAGCTTTTGAAGCTGAACCCTTTGATTCTTTTATATTTTTAGTTTTCTTACTTCCAAATGATTCAGCTAAAGTAGAAAATACTAATTTAACTTCACGAAGATTTGTTGCTCTATCAAATGTTTCCACAACTTTCATCTTCTGTTCATTGGTTAAACCGTTTGAACGGAAAAGTTTGTTTGTGAATAGTAATTTAGCATTCAACAAATTAACTTCGTTTAATTTGGATCGTAGGTATTTAACGACATTGCGATGTTCTTCAAGTTCGGATTTAAGATTAGAAATTTCATTCTTAGATTCTTCTTTCTTTTCTTCCTCTTCTTCCTCAGATAGTGCTTTCAATACTTCTTCAAGATCAATATCTTCTTCCATATCTTCTTCTTTTTCTTTTTCGTCATCTTCATGAGCACCTTCTGTGAACTTTGCTTTATCTTTTGCACCGATATTAGATGATTTGTCAGCGGTAGCTTTTTTGTTATCGCCAGTGCCGATACCAGTTGTAGCATCCACTTCTTCTTTCATATCATCTTCATCTTCGTCATGCATCCCTTCTTCTTTTTCATCATCCATTTCAGTTTCGAGTTCTTTTATGACAGCTTCTAAATCAAGATCTTCATCCATCTCTTCATCTTCATGAGCTCTTTCTTCAGGATCATCATCTTCATGTCCCATTTCTGAAACTACAGGTGCATATTTGACTCCATCGATTTCAATTACCTTAGATTCATCTTTCATATCTTCATCTTCGTCATGCATTCCTTCTTCTTTTTCCTCTTCATCGTGCATTCCTTCTTCTTTCTCTTCTTCGTCATGCATTCTTTCTTCCATATCATCATCATCATCGTCACCGTCTGCGTCTATGTTGATGTCAACAGGATTATCGTCATCTTCATCTTCGTCTTTCATCCTTTCTTCTACATCGTCATCTTCTTCCATTTCTGATTGGATCTTTTTGGAAAGCATAGATTGAAGTCGAGGTGTGAAAGCTTCCTCTAGAGCAATCTTAGCATTTTGTAAAGCTGTTTCACGAACTGCTTTAGCATCTGCAATGGCCTCTTTTAATAAGTCATCCATTACTTCTTCTCCAGTTTGGATTTAGTATAGTTATTGAGAACTATAATGAGTTAATTGTGATTGCACTACATGATGGTAGAAATACCGTAGTGTATTTTATATATAAGTATATAAATATTGAAAAAATAACCCGATTATTTGGTTTTTCTTCTTAATTTTGATTTTGCTTTCTTTTCTTTTTTAATCAATGATGGTTTTTTATAGAATTCTCTTTCCCTAAGCTCCAACATCAACTTACTTTCTTTTACTTTTTTCTTTAACTTACTCAGTGCTTTGTCTATATTATTATTATAAACCTTTATATAAATCAAGGTTCCCCCTAGTCTTTCTCGTTTTTAGCTTGATAATTTTTATCCACATAATTAAAGAAATCTTTTTTCTTATCGTCATCCAATTCATCTGGTGAAGATATTCCAAACTTCTTCATTGCTGATTGGAAAAATTTCTCATACTTATTTTCTTCAATCTCAGGTGTTTCAGCATCATCTGTATCGTGACCATAAACATGAGTCTCACCTATCTCATAATACCTTCCTAAAATGTTACCCATATCCTCATACAGAGCACCCATTCTTTGTTGAAGTGATTTTGCTTCGTTAGATATCTTACTGAATTGTTTGGACAAACCAGTAAGTTCCTTCATATTACGATTTACCGTTATCTTATCAAACCAACTTTCGGTTTCTTGTAGGGTGTGTGATTTTGCTTGATTAGCAATCCAACTTAATTTTTCCGATATTTGTGTGATATTGGACTTTCCGAATATAGCTTCACCCAACTTATTGAACTGTGCTATTTCCTTAGTAAGTCCCTTAACATCTACACCTTGACCATCCACATCACCGTATTTTTCTTTTACAATCTTTGACAATGATGTTTCATCATGGAAAGGACTACGAGATACAACACCACCCATAAGTGTTCCACTAAAGTTTTCATTTATTAAATCTTTTAATTTTATTTTTTTTGACATAATATTTACCTTTATTTGGTTATATTGTTATCATACTATAAATATTAACAATCGTTATTTTTCTTAAAATCTAGTATAAAGACCCGTGTTTCTTTCAATTGCGTTGTCTAACTGATCAACTGCAATACCTTTTAGTTTTTTTATGTCATTATATCTGTTCATACGAATCTTACCAAATCTTATATTGTACAGATCATTTCCTCTATCATAATCAATAATTATGTGGGATACACCCTTTGGGTTCTTTCCAATATGTAGGATCAATCCATCCTTCCCTATAGCTTTGGATTTCACACCCATCATCATTTCAAATCTTTTACCACCGAGTTGTTTCATTAGAATGTTAGCCTGTTGGGTATTGACAGCTTCATTCACAACTTCGTGTAATCCTTTCTGTGCCATTTTTTTTATCAAAGGTTTAAAATCTTTTTTCTTAGACATTTTGATAACACCATCAATACCTTTATCATTCAACATAATAAATTTAGAAATAACTTTGAGTTCTTTATCACTATATCCTTTGAAATCTTTATGCCAACTCTGTTCATTCATACCTTCTTTCATCTTATCTTTTACTTTTTCAATTGGAGTTATATTTTTAGTAAACATATCTGCCAATCCCCTATCCTTTCTCGATAGTTTATTTCTTAATTCTTTTAATCTATTTATAACAACTGTTAATTTATATTTTTCACCTCTGTTATCCGTACCACGAAACTCTTTACTACCAGTTCTAGCATCTCTTTCAACAGCATTTTTGATTCTACTATATTGTTGATCAAAATATTTTCTTATCTGTTGTATTCTTCTATTTGCCATTCTATCACCGATACTGACTTCATTCATAGACTCTTTAATTTTTATAATTTCTTTACGGATGTATTCCCTTAGTTTTTGTTCATTTTCTCTTACCTTCTTTGGTAAATCATCATGTTTGGTTTTTGCATATTTCTTGACATCACTCTTTTTCATCGACTTAGCTACCTTTTGTGCTGCTTTGGAAAATTTACTAGCAGGAGCATCACCTTTTTGAATAGATCTAACTATACCCATAAACTTCTGTTGTTGCTTTGACTTGGCAGGCATTATTTCATCCTCTTAATCATTTGTACAGCATCTCTCATATATGCAGTTACACCATCTTTATATGATTTTTTCAAATCTCTTGCTGCTTTTTTATTTTCTGTTCGCGGGTCTTGTAGGAACACTTGTTCTAATTCGAACATTTCTTTTCTGAATTTTTGTTCTGTTTTAGCAATCTTTGATAATACTCTTCTTGCTTCTCTCTTATCATCTGGCCCTTCATTTACATCCTCACAGGTACAAACATCCTCGGTGCAACCTGAGTGATCCTCATTCGCTTTTTTCAAAATACTGTTTAGGGTCGGTAAGGGTTCACCAAATTTCCTATCCCAAACATATCCCTCTTTTAGAATTTTTTTAAGTTTAATCATAATCAATCCCATCCTTTATAATTTTTATCCAAATACCTGGTTATCTGATCATCAATTCGATATAACTTATTTACAAGATTCTTAAATTTATTATCACCTTTTAAGATATTAGTAGCCAACATATTCAGTTCCTCAAGACCATCACCAAAGTTATAGTAAGCATCTCTGATGGAATCCTCCGTACCTTCATTTAGGATATCCTTTAATTTAATCATTTCATTTTACCTACGATCTTTTCCAAATCCTCAGCTGTTTTCTGTATCTTTTTAACCATATTGAAATTTCTCTTACCAAAATTCATCATTTTTTTATAATTGGATCTACGGATTTCTGCTTCCAAACGATTCAACGCTCTGACCATAGGTAGTATGTCATCCTCGTCTTGTTCTTGAACAACTTGTTTATCAAGTCGCCAATCTAACCATCGTTCCCAATTCATATCAACTACCCCTCATTATATCATTAATGATAGATTCAACCTTACAATACTCTCCACAGGTTCTTCCAACTGACTTATCAACACTTTCGTTCATACCTTGTGGGTACATAAATGCTCCGTGTGTAGATGGATTGGAAACAAAATCAAATGCAATAAGTTCGAAATCATCTTGTACCTCTTGGGATTCACCACCATTTTCTTCGGTGACTGTTTCCACAGACCCCATACCCCTACTAGATATACCTAATTTTATATTACTTTTAAATAACTCTTTTAAAATATTACCTGCCGGTGTGCCTAACACCTCTACTGTTCCTAGAAGATTATCACCTTCCCAATTCATATCCTTGATATTATGAGATACATTCTGTAGATTTACCACAGAACTATCAGGATGATCCAACTCACCCATTGCCCTTCTTTGATTTATAAACTCCTTAGTATATTTCTTTGCTTCCCTATGAAGGATTTCTCTTGGATAGACCCTACCGTTCTGATTCTTGGCCTCTGCCCTCTGTAATACACCACGAACGATCAATTTACCATTGTTTTCTTTCATGGACTCATTTATGTACTCTGGTTTTACCTCAAATGGTAAGTAATCTACTATTAGTTTCTTCACTAATCCTTCTCCATCATTATTTCAGTTTTAAGACTTTCCAACTGTTCGATCCATTGGTTAAGTCTCCTTAACATATAATTCTTAGTTATATCTTTTTTCTGTATTTCCACCTGCCATCGCTTCAATAGGGTGGAAATACTAAAAAGAGTATCCATGTAGGATTTCTTTTTATCTTCGAAAGGCATTGTATCACTCTTACTGTAGTTGACCAACCTTGTTCGCTAGTTTTACTAACCTCTCACTTATTTTGTGTAACGCCTTATGTGTATTCTTCCAATATGACTGAGAATTAACTTTCAATTCTTTTTTTAATCTAACATTCATATCAATGACCTTGGATAATTCCGATAAAGAATTTCTAACATCTCTCATTGATCTTCCAATCTTTTGTTTGGGTGTCATAGACTCATCATTTCTGTAGTCATGATATTTTCCTTCATTAACGGATTCATTATACTTTTTATTAGCCAAAGTATCTTTCATGTAATCCATTAGATCAGATATGTATTCTATATATTTGATAACTTCTTTATCATCTTGTTTTTTAAGGGCTTTCATAAACTCCTTTGCTGCCAATGGAAGATATCTACCCCGCTTACCTATCTCTGAATATCCTGAAACAGTTATCTCTTCGTTGACTTTAGTGTAACCAGCAGCTTGTGTGATTTTCTTCTTCTTTTCCTTATCTTTCTTACGACCACCGTAAAATGCATAAGGTGTTTTAGGTGGGCCTTCACCACCATCAAGAGCACCAGTCACGGAAACCTCTTCGAGTTCCTTTTTGATCAACTCCTTGATATATTCTTTAAATTCTTCAACGCTCATGGACATTTTTAATCTCCTTAATAAGTTCATAGTATCTCATGATGGTTAAAACTTGATTTTCCTTTACAACTTTTCCTTTTGTAAGATTATCAATCTGATTTATAGCTTCATTTAATTTTATATTCGTTATCTTATCCTTAACATTAGGTAGATGAGTTTTTAATTCTTTTTTTATTTTATAAACCTCTTCATTTGTAAATTCTCTGAGTGAATTTGTGTTACTCACATTATTGATATAATTTTTCAAGAGTTTTCTTTGAGATTCATCTAAATTTTTATATTTTTTGTTGAATTTATCAACAAGTATTTGATAAGCTAGTAATCTGAGGTCTTTGTCTGATTTTCCATACTCGTTTATGATTTGTTCTTGTATTTTTCCCTTACTCGATTTCTTATTAGTGATGTGTTCAAGTATTGTTACCTTAGAATTAACGATATGATCAGGTTTAAACTGTTCTTGTGAGGATTCTGATTGAAATACATTATAAATGGATGCTAACATCCTATAATTAGAAATTCTACCGTTGAAAAAGTCATTTACATTATAATTTTCTTTAATTTGTTTTATCAGATTATATTTTTCCCTTCTTAAAGATGAATTACTGAGTTTTCTTCTTGATTTTATCACTGCTTCTAATAAATAATCAGCTCTATTTTCAGAATGATAATGTTTTTCTGATAATATACGATAAAGTTCCAATTCTTTACCAAGTTCTGTGTTTTCATTGAAGAATTTCTTCACGAGTTGTACTGACTTACTGGTTTTTCCAGCCAATACATCAGCAGTAATCTGTCTTGTTAATAATTCAAAGAGAATACCTGTATTCTTAATCTTTGAATGCTTTAAATTTCGAGCCATTATAGGTTACTCCAATATTCGTATATAAATAAATATAAAGTTGTGTAATAATTATTCATTTGATATACCTTTAGTTAAAGAAGTTACCTCATTTTTGTAATCCTCTTCCACCTCTGTCATTTCTGTAAGTATTTTTTGATTCTTAACATTAAATTTCATTGATTTTTTTAATGAATCATAGTGAGACAATGCCAAAGATTTTCCATATTTTGGTGAAGCACTACCACCTTTCCTCATATCGTGAGCTCCAAGAGGATCTCTACCCCTTACACCACTATCCTTTGAGTACTTGTTTGGTTCCTTTGGTCTACCAGCACCTTCGAACCCACCTTCTGGTGCTCCACCGACATCATCAAATATGGAACCAGCTGGTGTATCACGATCAGCCTGATCGCTATCAGCTGTAGCCATGTCACTAGGTGTTCCAACAGACTCTCCACTAGACATAGGATCATTACCCTCATTTTCTATCTGTGAAAATCTAAACTTTTGTTTATAATCATCAGCTATATTTTTATTTTCTGTTTTAATTTCATCATCCGAAAATCCAAATATATTCTTATAGATCCATTTGGTGGATAAGATACCATCCCTCATCATTGATTCTGCTAATGATGTTTTATTATTCCACAATTCAATTTTTTCTTGTTCATATACAGTAGAAGGATTGGTTAAGTTTAATTCGAAATTTATCAAATCAGAATCTTGATATCCTTGAGAGTATAAATGAACTATTGCAATTTTAGTTAACTCAGATAATGTTATTCTTTGTATCCTTTCGATTGTTCTAGCAAACCTTACATCCTCAGCTGCTAGTGTAGCTTTAGATCCAATTCCTTCTTCATATCCTAAAAATGCTTTTGGTATTCTAAGAGATGCTAATAATTTATTTTTCAAATACTCTATATCTTCTGTTGCCTCATAAGTAAGACCAGGCAAAGACTCAATGTTAGTCCCACTATCCCCACCACGAACTGGTAGGAAAAAATCCTCTGTTATATTTTGCATATTATATTTCAAATTATAATCACCAGTAGTTTCATCAACTACAGGTGCTTTCTTCATTTTATTAATAACTTGTTGCATATAGTTATCCACCTCAGCAGGTGGTATGTTTCCAATATCCAACTTGAATATTCTTTTCTCAGGTGCTCTCATGATCCTATGTATTAACATAGCATCTTCCATGAGTGTTAATTGTTTATAAATCTTACGACCACCTTCAATTTGGGATTTTCCATAAGGTAGATAATTAGAATCCGATAATAGACGAAAGTGTGCAACCTCGTAATTCTCCAATTCTTCTTTAGTTGCAGATGTTTCAGGTTTATATCTATGTTCAGTCGTAGCAGATTCTATTAAATACTTTACATATTCTGGATTGTCAGGATCTAAACCTTCAAGTCTCGATACATCATAAACTGATAAAGGTATAACATTGGTTATACCATATTTTTCACTAATGTCCAACTTTAGGAAAAAATCACCATACTTACACATATTACGAATCCAAGGCCATAAATTAAATTCGATATTCAATATATCATAGAATAAATTGTGTAATATTTGTTTGACTTGATCATTGTCAGTCTGTATCTCTAAAACTTCACCATATTCGGATTTCATAGTAGATTCATCAGCATAGATATCAAGAGCCGATGAAATTATAGCATCACTATCCATAGCCTCATAATCTTTGAATAAATTCAACCTCATGGATTTCGTGAGTAAGGAGTCAGAGTAACCACTTAACCCTGCACCAGTAAATATTTTTTGATATCTATCAACCAAATTACTTTTCGCTATTGATTGTACACGACTTGTGTCAGCTACCTTTAATCTTTTACCACCGACATTTCTGACTATAACATTAGTCGAAAATAATCGTAATAATCTTGATTTTAAACTTGTATCTGCCATAATACCCTCTTTTTAAATTAACCACTCTAGTGATTCTTTTTGTTTTCCTATTTCCCAAGTCCACTTATCTCCTTGGTTGGACTTAGGTGTGTACACACCTTGATTCGAAGTTATACTTCCCATAGCTTTCTTTTGTAACTCGATACCTTCTGCTCTTAATCTCAGAGCAGTCTCTCTTATCCAAAGTCCCATAGCAAAGGACATTACAAGATCGTCATTATATCCTCGCATTGCTTCTGCTCTATTGTTATTATATATAAATACAAACAACTCATCAATTAATCGATTTGAATGAACAATAACTGATCTTTCTCGAAAAAATTCCTCTAATTTAGAAACTATTAATGGTCTAGTTTTCTGTGTTACCGTAAAACCAGGTACTAATTGTTTTTCCATCCGATTAATTTTATTATTTATATGTTTTTGTGTATCCACTACTTGTAAATCTTTACTCATATAAAATAGATTCTCATAATTCCGATCTATTATTTGTTGTATAGCGGCCCATCCAATATTATTGTTCTCAACAACTAACAATGCATTATTATATTCGATTGATATGTTGACTAACAAATTTCCGTAATCCCTGGTGGATAATCGACCTTTATACTCTGCAACTTGTTCGAGACTTTCAATCTCTAGAATATGAAAAGCTGAATAATCAGTTGAGTCACCTCTACTAACATCAGCACATACAATATAATCCTTAGTATAGTTTGGTGGTTCCCATATCCAAATATTACTATCAACTCCTCTTTTTTCAATTGGTTCTCTGACTTGTTTAGTTCTATACTCTTCTAGTATTATACCATCAACAACGGATTGACCAGATGTGATAAAGTCACAATCACATTCTTGAGCTGCTAATGAAGGGCCTAATAATTTATCCTGTTCATCTCTCCATTCTTGACCACGATCAGGATGCATATCCCAAAACAATTTTATAAAATTAAAATCATTCAGTCCATCTTGTGCGTCCATCCAAGTACGATGAAACCAATTACCCACACCATTAGGAGTAGATAGTGCAATACATTGACCACCTGTAGATAGGGTCTGAGAAGCTGCTGCCCAAATCACATCTATCTTATCAATGAATGCCGCCTCATCTAGTATCAATAATGATAAAGCCTCAGAACGACCACTATCCTCACCACTCGAAACAGCTTTTATTTGTGAACCATTTTTATACCTAAGAGATAACTTGTTGTCCTCAGTGCATTTTTGTTTCAACCAACTAGGGAGATTAGCATGCATGACTCGTACTTTGGTTACTAGGTTCTTAGCTGTCTCTTGTTTGGTTGCTATTACCAAAATATTTTTATCTTGGTGAAAGGACATCATCCACAATGCATAACCTGCAGTCAATGTGGATATACCTAATTGTCTAGCTTTCAGAATAATATTGAAACGATGTTGCATAAAATCTTCAATAGATTTTTCTTGAAAATTATATAAATGAAAGGGTACTTTACCTTTCATCGGATGCTGTATCACACAATATTTCTTTAAAAAATAGACTGGATCGGATGCACTCCTCACATACTCTTGTTTGATCACATCCTTTAGTTGTCCTTGTTGATTTCTATTCATATTAGTAAACTACATTCACCGTGCAACTACCACTAATCTCTTTTAATCCTATTTCATATAATTCTTTAGCTGTTAGATCGGATGCAGTCAAATCTCCACCATCTGTTGCAGTCAGTACTCCTTGACCTGCTGTCTTGATGATAAATCCACTAGGCCCAGCCAATGAACCAGTCAAATATGTTATACCACCAGATGCTGGTATGCTAACAGTATGAACTTTACTGAATTTAGCATCTTCTTTAAACTCTGGTGTTGACCTACTAGATACATCAGTTCTTTTATTACTACCATGTGTTATTGTTGCCATTTAATTTCTCCCATTTGTTTTCAAGTTGGCACTTTTAATTAATTCTAAAAATGAGTATTCATCTTGTAAATCAAATATGTTGACATTTTCAAATATATTTGAATTGAGTAATTCCATCACAAAATCGTCATATTCTTTTTCAACGAAAACACTATCATCACCATTTTTTGTTGAATATCTAACTGTGATATCTTTTAGATTACTCAATAATTTAATAAATTTTTTTAAATCTTTACCATAAATTGGATATATTTGTTTATCTAAAATCATTGTTCTCACCCTATCTATAAATATACTATTTTAAAGATTCTTCTATTTTTTCTAAATATTCTAACGCTTCAGTTGCTTGTTTATTTATAGTGGCTTCACTTATACTCCATTTTTCTTTGTCAACGGAATATCCATCAGGTCTGTATTGTTGATAAAACTCAGGTGTTTTCTGTTTTTTGAATTCCATAATGGATTCTTTTTGATCTTTCACCCAAGCTGAAATATTTTTATGAACCTTTTTTCTTTCCCAATCCTTGTATGTACCTTCAATCCTCATTTTGTTTTCAATTTTTAATTGACAATCAAAACAATGATCATACAACAACCACATTTTATTATCTAATCTTTTTTTCATTACTTTATCACACTTCGGACAAAACCATGGCATCCTTGCTTCTTTCGTAGCCTCGAATTTTTCGTTTATTCTTTTTCTTTCAGCTTCCGTTTTTTCCTTAGCATCTCTTACTGGTTCACTAGTTGAAACCATAATCCTTTTTTCAGGTTCACCACCGTCCAATATGGATTGTAATGCTTTGTTTTGTCTCTCACTATCTCTACTATATCCCATAACCTACTCCTATACGAATTTTAACATTCCTAATATTTGATTTGCTGGTGCAAATGCACCCGTGTATTTATATAATTTTCCTTTATATACAAATGTTATACCCTCACTTGGTACAACTGCTTTTAAACCACCTATTGATTTCAATCTATCTAATTGGGTTTTCAAAGTATTCAACACTTTGGGATCTTTTGATTTCTTGACCTGATTTATAGCTTTAGTCAAATCTTTTTTGATTTGTTGTGTAGCTTTACTAGGATTTGCAGCTATGAAGTCATTAAGGTTTGACAATATCTCTGCTCCCAATTCGAAAAATAATACTTCCCAATCTCTTATATGCTGTTTCTGTAACCTTGCATGATCTATCTTATCAGTTGTCAATACCCAATCTAAAAATTTTGGATATCCACCTAAATCTCTTCTTATATCAGGTACTCTATAAGACTTATCAAAGAATGCCCACCGTTTTGTCAACTTCATCATAATGTCATTAGATGGATTCGGATAATCTGTGTTTCTAGCTCCATTGTTTATGTATTCCATCCAATAAGCCTGGTGATAATCTGCTAA